TATACTTGGATACCAATGTTTGCTGTAGAGGTTGCTTCATTAGCTACCATAAGAAATACTATTTCAGCTTCGTGGCTTTCAGGACAAGTAAATAATAACGTAGCGTTACTGGGACCATCAGAAGTACTGGCAGAGTTACCTACAATACTAGCAAACTTACTAGCTGTCCTGAAGTTAACGCCAGCCATCTACTTTTTATTTTTACGGTTGTCTACGATTTTTACTGCATTAACGTAGTTCTTTTTCTTAACTACTCCGCCATCGTAAAAACCCATAGTTGATGTTGTACCTCTTGAAGACATCATACCTTGAGGAGCACGGTTCATAGAAGGGGCATAACGACTGTCTTCTTGCTCAGGAGTAACAACTCCACCAATAGCATAGCTTTTACTCTTACGCATAATAAAATCCTTTAGATGGGCTAAGGGGGCCACTCTAAAGCAGCCCCCAAAGTTAATTTACTTAGTCTAGTAGGTCACGGTCTACTTCAGCTGCTGCGCCAGTATTACCCATTGGAGCATAAACTACAAAGAATTTATACGAACCAGCGGATGGTGCATTTGAGCCTGCAGTTAGTGCAGAAATCACCGTGTCAGCATTAGTTACGTTAGTCAAACCATTAACTGTTGTAACGATAGCGCCTGTTGCTTTGCCGGAGTTGATGTCACCTGTACCGAAACCGTCAGTGTCACCACCTGTGACACCGTAGGAAACTGCGTTAGCACCACCAACTGTAGCTGCTGCAATGCACTCAGAGCCTACGGCAAGGACTACGCAGTTGTTTGGAACTGTGCCAATATCATGCACTGATGCTGCTGTGAGAGAGCCGAATGCTAGAGTAGCGGTCTCAATACGAACTGTGGATTGTAAAGCCATTTTCTATGCCCCCTTATGCTAAGTTATATTTAGCAGTTACAAGAGCTTCTGGACGAAGAATCTTGCGACCGTAAAGATGCATACCACGAACAATGTCAGCAAAGCTGTCAGGGTCACGATATGTTTCGGTTTTGTTGATTTGCTCAGCAGTTGCTACAGCAGAATCATGACCAGCTACGATAGCACCGTAGTTAGCATTTTGGTTAGCTGTGCCTGTTGTACCAGAACCAGTACCTACTGATGGCAAGTTGCTTGAAGTATATACACGGAAACCGTGGAAGTTATTCAAGACCAAACCATTACGAAGGCCACCGGACTCACCGAAGTCTGCGTTGAAAAGACGAGAGTCTTCATCACGTAGGATTTCCATGAATACTGGATCGACTACCAACCAACGACCTTGGGTATCAACTTGTTGTTGGTCCAAGAGACGAGCCATACGGGAAACAACCATTGCTGGTGAAGCGTATGCAGTTGGAAGTGCAGTTGCACCTGGCAAACGAGCAGCTATGGGGATCGAGTGATCGCCAGCAGATACTGTTGTAATGTTGCCAAAGCTATCCTTACGAAGCTTCATAGATGTCAACAGTTCGTCTGTACCAGCAGTAGCTACAGCAACAGTACCATTTACTTGGTCATTAACAACGCCAGCTACAGAGTGCAAAGCAGACTGCTTATAACCTGCTAGATAACCCAAAACTTCTTGGTCGTACTGATCAGCCAAGCGGTAAGCCGCACGGTTGGTAGCAAGATCCATGAAATTTACGTGACTATGAGCTTCCTCAATGTCGTCCATTTTGAACGCAAAGTAGTTAGCTTTATCTACAACCAAAGAAAAATCTTCGTCGTCAAGATCTTGTGCTGTGATTTGTGTGCCACGAGCATAAGCGGATACGCTTACTTCAGGCTCTTTGATAATTTTTACTGTGTCTCCTTGAGAAGCAATTTCCCCGAAATAATCGGAGTTAGTTACGTCCCCGCAGACTGTGGACTTGCGGAATGCAAGCTGTACTTTTTTGGAGTAGATTACGGAACTAAAATTGCCATTGGGCAAGTTACCGTATCCACCGGATGATGTAAAGGCCATTTTCTTTTCTCCTAGAATGTTTGGCTTTAAGGCAAAGGTATATACGAGTCTAAGGTATACACCTCAACTCAGAGAAACTAAACAAGAAGGGAAGAGGCCAAGTTTTTTCTAGGGTGCGTTTGACTAACAGTCGGCCAACCATTAGCTTTACGGGCCTGTACTTACTTAGGTAGTTCTTATTCATATGTTTAAGTTTTAGGGGTTGTTGGGCAAGAGAGGTAGTCCCATAAGGGAGGCTCTTGTTCCTGCCCATAGTTATACGCCAAGTAGTAGCAATGTCAACACTTAACGTGCATTACCTGTCATATCGTAGATAAATTTACCATTGCGCATAGCTTTAGTAATTTCATCTTGGCGGTTTTCAAACTCTTTTGAAGACATTTTAGATACATCCGACTCACGTATTGAACCTGAGGAGTCACCTGAACTAACTTTTGTCTTAGAGCCCTTACCCACATTAGACGCTGCAGCTTTACGTCTTGCTGCATAGTCACTCTTAGTCATGCCATTGTCTGATTTGTACAGATCAATTACACGAATAACTGAATCAGGGTCGTCTATGTTTTCATAAAGAGCATCTTTAACCCACTTAGGTTGCACTTCCGCCCAGTTGTGAAAATCGTCTGAGTCCCTTAGTTTATTGAAATCAGAGTGTGCACTACTAATAATACTCTCTGCTTCCTTACGTTCCATTTCTTCTGCTTGCTGGTCTATTTTTTGTAGACGTTTCTCAGCACCGGAAAACATTTCTTTAGCTTTTTTAGCTGCAATAGTTTCTACGATACCTGCTACATCAGGATATTTTTTAGCCCAAGCTTCAATGTCCTCGTCTGACTTAGGTGGAACCAAATTAGTACGAGCAGATTTTTTTTCTGAGGAGTCTAGTTTCTCTTGCCACTCTTTTTCTTTTTCAGACATATGTCGTCTTAGATCGCCATAGCGTTTCTTAAAAGACTTTTCTTCCGCAGATAAATTCTCTTCTTTAGATTCTTCCTCAAGTTCTTTATTATCAACAACCTCGGCTGTTGGTTCCTCTACGTCACCTTTTTGAACAGCCTCAAGTTTTCTAATTTCTTCTTCTTCTTCCTCTAGACGTTGACGTTTACGTTCGTGATTATATCCACGGTCAACAAAACCAGCAGTTTTTGGTCTCTCTATTGATTCTACTTCGGGCATATTTTTATCCTTATGTTGGGGTCAGCTTTATTGCCGAGTTGCCTTATTGTTATTATTATTGTTGAATTACCTAGTTAGTTTAACGTAAACCTAGACCACCACGAGAAACTGGCTGATCTTCAGAGTCTGCTTTAAAAAGTTCTTTTCCTAGAATATCCATTAAGATTAAACCTGCCTCTGTTTCACCTAGATCTGCTATAAGAATTTGTTTATCTTCAGGCAGAGTCATCAGTCTGTTTTTTACAAGTTTTTTATATTCTCTAAATTGCATATTTTTTCCTTACCAGTTTTTAGGGTTCCAGGATGAATTAGCCCAGTCACCGCCAGTACTAGAGGTAGTAGTAACAGAAACACCACTTCCACCGCTACTGGTGGTACCTGCGCCTGCACGAGCACTCTCACGTTCAGATACAAGGTCATTTAATTCAGAGGTCCAATCACCGTTTGAAGCTTCCAAAGCAGCATTAATATCTTTTTGAACAGCAGACTCGTTACGTCCTGAAGATGCAATGTTAGTATCTTTGCCGTCAGTAGTGTTTCCAGTTGTAGTAGTAGGGGTTGTGGATGTTCCCTCATTTCTGCCCCGAGGTCTCACTACATTACTACCGGAACTAACACTGAACACATCAAAAGGATCATCATTATTGTTTATTTTAGTTATCCCTGTTACATTTTTATTATCTGTAGTAGGAATACTTCCAACAGAAATTTCAATAGTTTTACCATCTGAAGTAGGTATAGATACTGTTTCAGCACCTGGATCTATTTGGTAGGAACCAGTCTCATCAGTATTGTCCGAAACCCAAGTATAACCCCGAGGAGCATTCATTTGTAAAACTCCGTTCCAGGCATCATCCGTATTAAACATATCCCTATTAAGACCCTCTCTATCTCCTTTAGAGCCGTAGTCAAATATTGTAGTATAGGATTTTATAACCTTATCTGCAATACTTTCTCCACTTAGCCCACCTGCTTTATCCATAGCTTTTGCAAGAAGGCCACCACCTTTAACCATTTTATCTGCACGAGCATTTAGTATGATAGCCTGGTCTGTATATCCACGCATAATCGCAACTTGTGCCGCTGCACGTATATTAGCAATGTCGTTTGCGTGAGTTACTTGTCTGCCTAGACCTGCAATTACTCCCACTGCCCCCAGCGCCGGTGCAAATAATGAAGCAATGCCAGCGTAGCGGAGCATATCTCCGGAGCTACCAAAATCTTCCCCGTAAGTTCCAAGACCTTCGGGTGATAAAGCAAAGAAATCCTGATTTACACCAAAGAAAGAGTCACTTCTATCTAAGTCTTCCGGTGCAGTAACGCCTTTAACAGTGACTGTAGGTGTATCCAGACTGACGGTATCGCCACTATCTACTTCACCACCTGCATCTTGAGTTACTTTTTGAGTTACTTTTTGTGTATCTCCATCTGCAGATGTAGCTTCTGGGCTACCCTCTAAATAAAAACCATCTGGGATTACCAGCCCGTTAAATATTTTCCCGTTTAAAAATGGGATAAGTATAGTATCACCGGCGGCATTCACATAGGTACGAACTTCTAAAGCACCTCCACCTGATGCACCTCCATAACCCTGAAACAGATTAGGTCTATTGGCAAATGATGTACTTGCCCCCCTAGGTGTCTCTGATGGGATAACTGAGCCTCCCTCATTATATCCCTTAACTACTCCTCCACTACGCATACGAACAGCTTCCATAGAAGTTCCAACGTATCCACCCTTAGCCATTCCGATACGGGGCTTAACAGTGTTCATTGAAACCCCAGCCATCTTAGCTTGAGGTGCAGCTGCAGGCTGTCTTACTTGAAGCTCTTCATTTCCAAATGGAAGTTCCATAGGTTTATTTTGTGCTACTGGCTCACCACCAATACGACCGTCTTTGTCCATTTGGTTTAGACCACCCTTGGCCTTATTACGAAGGTCTTCGAAATGTTTTACACCAAAGAACCTAACCACGTCAGCAGGTACAACGTACTCACCCTCACTTAGTTGCGCCGGTATATCGTCACGAACTTCTTTTGCAAGAGAGCCGGGGGGAATCTCATTACCGGAGACTGGATCATTTTGCACACCATCGTCATTTAACCCGCCCACTGCAAACATTTTCATTTGTCTATTCATGTCGTTTACTACGCCTCCTTGGGCAAACTGTCTTGGCTTTTCTACTTTGTATTTATCTACTAGTTCTGTAATATCAATTATTGTGCCTATTTTACTTGTACTGGTGTTTACACGAGTTTTTTCAAAACCTGGTTCATCGTCCATTACTGCTAGTAGAATGTCTTCATCTACAGTTCTTTCTGGCACAAAACCTACAAAGTCTTCATGTCTTTTGTATGGCAACTCTGCATTATATATTTTAACAGGGTAATTGTCCTGAAGCTCACTTAAAGACTTTTCTAGGTCAGTAACATACGTTCTGTAAAACCGGTCACCTTTTTCTTCTTGTAACTTCCTACCTCTTGCTAAGGCAATTCTTTCAGCTGGGGGTATGACTATCCTAGTTACATCAGACTGCGCTGCCTTAGCTATAAGTATTTTTAAAGCTTCGTCTACGGCTTGTTTATTTTTTCTTATTGGGGGAAGTCCAATATCGTTAGGGTTTGGGTAGGTATCAGAGATCTTTTTATTTGTTAGGTACGCTTGATAAATACTGTCTAGGTCTAAAGTACCTATTTCGTTATCTATTTTTTTATCAGTTAATTTTTTTTGTATTAACTCGTGGTAATTCAGCAAGGCAGTAGTTTCTTTAGGGGTATGAGTCCTTGAAAAAGGACGATCTAGTATAGAGTATATTAAATCTGTAGTTTTCTTACCGACATCAATTTCAAGTTCTTTAACTACACTTTTAATTTCTTTATCTACAGAACCAAAAGCTTCTCCATATGACACCATTCTAAATCGACTAAAGTCATCAGTAGCATTTGAAAAATCTGCATCAAATTTATTCTTAGGTCTAACAAAACCTTTAGTTAAAAGGTCAGATTGAATCTCCTCTACAAGAAGATAGTCTTCTCCCCCAATAACACTTAGAAAATCTGTGTCCTCAAAACCGCCATCTTGAGGGTCAATAATAGAACCTCTTACGTGGACAAGCGTATCACTATCGTAATGTTGCTCGTTTGCTTTAAATTTTTTACCTGGAAAACCAATACTAGTATCTATAGGTATGTCAAAATACTCTAGTTCTCGTCCACCTTCAAATCCAGCATCTTTTCCCTGTCTTTGATTACTTTCAAATTGTTTTGGTTTGTCCGATGCAATGTTTGCAACAGATTTAAAAGTGCCGCTTGTAATTTTGCCAGCACCAAGGGATTCTAAAAGTTCGTCTTTTGTATATCTTTTTCCAGGTTCTATGATACCCTCTTGCAGAGAAGTCTCAGGTATAGAGTCGTTCTTTTTAATTAAATTTAAAAACTCAGAACCTAAAAGACCTTTCTTAGGTATGTCTACAGTTTCTGCAAATTCTAGAATAGGTTCACGGAATAAAATAAGCTTTGTATTAAGGACGTCAAGGTACTCTTGTGGTGCTAGATCAAAAAATTCATCTATCTGAGAACTAAGAGATTTCTGACGTGGCTCATAAGTAGGTGGGTTAGAACCACCAAAAGTTCTCATAGAACCCTCTGGTACACTCATAGGAAGGGAAGCAACAGCAGCACTACCAGCTACCTCAAAGACATCGCCCAATGTAATGTCACCAAGAGTTTTATCTCCGGATACGAGATCACCGGGAATACTGATTGTTTCCCAAGCATCTCCTGCAGCAGTTTTTAAGAACTCTATTGTTTGTTCTTTTGATGGTGCGGTTGGATTAGCTAAGTATTTTTTAACTGCTGGGATAATATCTTGTTGTATCTTTTCTAGCTCTGTACGTTGATCTGCATCAGGTTTAATAAAGTATGTAGAGCCATCTATCTTAGACTTATACTCACGATTACCTAACTCATCTTGCCTGCCAGTCCACTCGTCACTAGGACCAGCACTCATTGGCCTTTTAAATGCAGGGACATTCTTAATAGACAATCCTTCAGGGGCTTTTATATCAACTGGGTTAGCTTCGGCAAACTTCTTGCTCTCTGCAGTCCAGCCTAAGGCTTCCTCAGTTTGTTCGGCTAAGCCACCTTTATTAAACAGCCCTTTGCCAGACAACCATTTATTAGCTTTCTGTTCCCACCAACCTCTTTTCTCAGATGGCAGTGGTTCACCTTGTTTTTCAAGCATGTCTTCAGCTGCTTTAAAAATCCCGGCATAGCCTGGTAAGTTTTGTTCAAAGAATAATCTAGTACTCATGTCGGCATCATTTACTCTGCCTTCTTCCAGATTTCTCCTTAGTTGAACTCGGTCTGTACTTGCTTCGTGATCTGATACAGCAGTCCTTGTATTTTCCATAGTACCTAAGCCAGTTCCAGCAGCAGGTATTAAGTTACCTTCTAGATCTACTTCAGCATCCTTGGAAACATCGTCCAACATTTCAGTTAGTTTTTCGTTTGGGCCTTTTTCAAGAGGATTGCCACCTTCTACTTTATTAAGTTCAATCTTTTCTAAAAGTTTAACTGTCTCTTCACCATATTTATTTTTAAAAAATTGTTTATCTTCGTTTAAATACTCAATTACTTTTTCTAAACCACCGTGGGTGTACTCGTGAGACCACACTGGATTCTTAGCTGTGTTAGAGTTTACAACAACAGACCCAGGTTTAACTCGCCCTACTATGTCTCGGTACTCGGCTCCAAAAGCTGCTTCAGGTAAAGTATCATCAATATACTCCTGGCTAGAGTTGTAGGGATATCTAATGCCCTCGTGGAGATCTGGACTATTGTATGCAGGTCTACCAACAACAGATTGATCTGGCTCAAAGCCAAGCCTAGCTAATGGATTCCAGCGAAGTTGTTCATCCATGTCAGCACGAAACTCTAGGTTACCAAACTTCCGTACTTGGTCTAAGGACTGTGCCTGTTTAACTGCAGCTGCTTCCTGTTTTGCTATACCTTCTTCATCAGACAGTGGGCGTGAACGAGGACGAGTAGAACTTAAACCTAATCCTTTAGGTCTAGGTTTGGGACGTAAAGATTTTTTAACTTCCACCATTTACTTTATCCCTCAGGTACTTAAACTTATTAAGACAAGCAGCGTGTCCTTGCAGACGAAACAAATCCTCAGAGCTTTGAGCTTGCTCCATTTGTTTGTGTATATCCCTAAGACAATCTTGTAGCTCTGCAAGAAAAGATTCCCACAGAGGTCTGTCATTTACTAAAGGTTTTAAGTTATGCATTATTGAATTGGACCTTGTCCTGTATTACCTGAGAAGCCCTGTTCTCCTGGCTGAGGGGCGGTACCAGTGCCTATAGTACCCCCTCCTGATCCACTGGTGTCTTGAACCTGTGCACCAGCAGGAGGCTTCTGACCGGCTTGCTGGGGCTGTGGAGCACCTTCAGGGGCAGGTGGTGGTGGGTTTTCTGCTCTAAAATCTTTTAAGAGTTCCGCTTGTAGCAATGCATCTGATTTAGAGTTTACAACTTTATCTGGGTCAAGATCCATAGACTTAGCAATCTCACGTATTACATAATCCATCTTAGCAAAGGGAGCTAGTACAGGATTCTGAACTACACCTAAGAATTGCATCAGTCGTTGGCTACGTACTTCATTAGCCATTAAACTTTCAGTACCCTCGGCCTTTACTTCCAGGTCACCCTTAATAGACTCGTCGTAATCAAACTGCATATTAAAATGGAAGAAAGCTTTGCCTAGTGGGTTCAGTAGGTAATCATCTACATTTTTTACTACGTTACGAATAGATCCATTAGCAGCAGACATAAGCATAGAAATGCCACTTGCAGTTCTACCTACTCCACTGACACCTGTTTGACCGTGGGCGAACGAAGGAAATCCTGTTGATTCATCTGCTAGTACCCGTGCTTTGTCAAACATCTGCATGTTCTCGTTGGATACATTCGGGAACTTAGTTCCAAAAATTGCTTGACCAGGTGCACCACCCTGCCTACGAAAAACTTTACCTGGATAGACGCTTAAGTCCTGTCCAGGAGTTAGGTTAGTTTCATCAACTTCAATAAGCATATTACCAGAAAGTGCAGCATTATCAACAGCCATCCTCATAAAGCCATTCATTAGCGTCTGACTGTCATCCATATTCTCGGCAATGCCTACACCAAATAGGCTGTAAGGATTTACTTCGTAAGGTACTGCATAGTAGGGTAGGTAAGAAGGTGTAAATGGATTCATTACTAGGCGTAGTACTTGCCCATTGCAAATCCAGACGTTCACACTTAGTTGAGCTACGCCCTTCATGCCTTTTGGAATTTCGATATCCTGTTCTTTTAAGATATCTGTATCTACGTAACCCCAAAACTCCAACACCTCAAAACGTTCGGAACGAGACTCCTGAGAGTCATCTTCCATAGCCTGCTCCCACCATTCTTTAGTGTAGTTCTCTCCCATTGAGACAGCCATCTCAAGGGCATTCTCCCTAAAAAAGGGCCTATTACGAAGTCCACGTAGTTGGGAACGTGACATCTTGTGACGTTCTACTACGTACTCAGCATCCTCCATACTTTGCGCATCTGGATCAGGGTAAAAATTCCAGATAGATACTGCAGAGGTCTGGGGGGTTGTTTTAAATAGTGGTTCATACTCACCGTCTTCAGACCACTTAGGGTATTCTTTATCTACAGCAAAGGGGCCTTTCATAACACCGGTGCCGAACAAAGCTGTTTCAAATGCTGCAGTTCTTAACTGTTTCCTAGCATCAGATTCTTCCAGTTGGTCATGAATTTTCTTTTCCATCTTCTTCGCAGCAATCATTGCTGGATGAAATTCAACTTGGCTTGGAGTTTTTGCAGGACCGGATTTTAGTTTATCCTCCACTGGAGATAAATAATCTTTGAGTGCACCTAAGCGATTTTCAAGAGACCTCTGAGTTTCTCCTGGTTCTAGACTGGGCATAGAACGTTGCCCTTGAGCTTTCTCTAGCTCAGGGTTGGCCTCAAAGTGGACTGAGTCCTCTACGCCATCTGGTAATATAGTAGGGTTAATGCTGATAGGAAAACGGTTAGCACCGAACAATACTTCTACAATTTGACCGTAAGCAGCTAGTACTTTCGTCTTAGTAACTTTAACAAAGATACGAGATTTCTCAGTAGAAGTAAATTGTATATCAGGACTGTAAAGACCACGGTAGTTTCTATATGCCCGAATCCAACGAGTCTCTTCCGTATTACGAGCAGTCTCTGCACGAGAGAATCTCTCTTGTACATACGTAACAATCTGACCAGCTTTAGGATCATGATAGTCTCCTGCATCCATATCCTCAACAGCAGAGGACTCTTCGGCATCCATCATCATCATTTCGTCTTCGAAGTCTTCTTCCATAGTATTTCCTAATAGCCAAATGTTGGGTCACTTATTTGAAACCCTGTGTTTGCAGCTGGGTTATAATCAAATAAACTACTTCTTGGTCTTGTCATAACACCGTAACGCAGTGCATCATATAGGTGATCTTCTGAGTGAGTATCTACATCCTCTGGGTTATTCTTATCTAGAGGAATAGAGGGAAGTTGGGAGATCAAGTTCTTACAAGTATTAAAGATAACCATACGAGGTTGTTCGGTAAACTCATCTATCTGAAGTCGCCTGTGTATTTCATTCTTTCCGGACACACGGGAGCCTTTAGATCTATCTGCCGGCCTCCACCTACAACCTTTAACAATCATCTGCTCTGCTAGTGATGGCCCAGTGTCCCCACGTTTGTGCCAAAGAGAGCTATCGAGTACACCGTAACGTATCTTTTCCCCTAACTCTGCACTTAAAATTAGATCTGCAAGATCAGTAGCTAAGACTTTCTTAACGTACATCTCACGGTAAATAATCAACTGCTCGTCAGGTGCTACTGCAATCCAGACTATACCACTGTAAGATCCGTAACCGTAGTCAGCTGCTCTAAACTTTGCCCAGTTGTGTGGGATATCAAATGGTTCTACAACGTGTACCCTGCGATTAAATTCAGGGAAAGCTGCTCCTTCATTAACGTCCCAATCTCCCTCAAGTAACTGTCTTCGTTGATGTTCTGGGAGTGACAGAAGGTTAGCTTCGTACATCCCGTTATCAGCAAGATAGGGGTTGTCAAACAAAGTAGCAGGGATAAACCTTCTTTTAAATAAGGGTTGGCCCTCTCTTGTATGACCCTTAGGCCAAGTAATAGTCTCCCCAGTTTCTGCTTCAGTAGCCCA